CAGCATCCATAATACCCCAGTATTCAAGCACTTCAAAGTTTGAAGTTGGTTCATAATCACCTCTACTATCATCTTTTAGTTGTGATTCAAAATCTTTTTCTGTATAGTTTGCTCCTTCTTGCAAACATTCACGAATAATATCTTTATCAAAATAAGGCATATTACGTAGTTGCCTTAATTGACTTTTATTCATTTTATGTCTATGTACGACATATTCACATTCATCTATATTAGTAGCTGCAGGGTCTGGATAAAAATCCCAACAACTTACAAATTCAATTCGAGGTACTCTAACTTCTAAAGGATTATAATTTCTTTCACCATCTTCATTATAACTCCATTTATTTAATTGTTTATTAAAATTAAATGGTCCTTTAACAATTCCTGTACCTAACAATGCTGATTCTAATAATGCATTTCTTATTTCAGACGACCCATTAGATTCTTCAATTTGGTCATGAATAAGTTTTTCCATTCTACGACCAGCTCTTTGAGCCGGAGATAATTCTGGAACTTGTGGTATAGGAGAAACTCCTTCTTCTAATAATCCAAATTTATCTAATGTTTGTTCTAACGTATCATTAAATAAACCTTTTCCAACTGTTGCTCCCGGTTTTAAAGTTTTACCATCTCCTTCGTACCCGTAAGCATAAATATCTTCTTGAATTGGGTCTTCTAATCTATTACCAATATTATCTGGCATTTCATTAGATTCAATACCGGGATTAGGTTGAGTATCAAGATATGCTGATTCAGCCTCACCTTCTGGTATTTTAGTTTCACTAATACCTATAGGAAACTTACCTGTGCCAAAAATAACATCTACTAATTGTCCGAAAGCTGCTAAAACTTTTGTTTTAGTTATCTTAACAAATATTCTAGATTTTTCAGACTCTCTAAATTTTATAGATTTAGCATATAAACCACGATAGTTTTCATATGCTTTTAACCAACGAGTTTCATCACTCTTTCTAGATTCTTCAGCTTGAGCAAAACGACCTTGAATAATACCAACTAAATTAATTCTTTGGTCTTCTTCAAGTACTATACTTTTACCAGCTTCACCTTCTACGTCTTCGTAGATGTTATCTGCATTTAAAAATGTATTATCGTTTTCTGCCATTAGTATCCAAACGTGCCATCCGATGGCTCATATATATTTGTTTTAATTCTCAACATTCTATCATAAGGATGGTCCATTTTCGGTCTACTCATAATCATATAACGTAAAGCATCATATGCATGGTCAGCCGAATGTGTATCCACATCCTCAGAATTAGAACGTGATAAAGGCAAACTTTGTAATTCTTTTATTAAATTCGTACATGTACTTAATATTTGCAATCTAGGTCTGCCGGTATTCCTGTCTTGTCGCAAATGTTCATGTATTTGAATCTTACCTGCTATTCGATTCTTATCAGCTCGTCTTAATTTGTGACCTTGTTTAACTAAGGCTTCACCAATAGTAGGACCAGTATAACCTGTCCTTGACCAAGCAGCAGTATCTAATACACCTGTTATTGACTTAACTTCATTACTTTCTAAATCTGTCATTTTGTTACCTAGAGCTTCCCCTGTAAGACCTTTTTCGTATAATTCTCTATATATAATGATGGTCTTATCTTCAGGGTCTACTGCAGCCCAAAGGCAACAACTCTCTGAAGCATATCCATAGTCTACTGCTTTTACTCTTTCCCACCAAGTCGGTATTTCAAAAGGAGTAATAACATGCATACTTGGGTCAAACTCAGCAAAGGCAGCACCTTCACTAATATCCCAATTACCTTCTAATAACTGCTTTCTTTGTACAGCAGGTAACGAAAGTAACATTCGTTCATACTCACCGTCTTCGGCTAGGAAAGGATTATCCTGCAATCGAGCTGGGATAAACTTCCTAGTTAAACCATCATGACCAATAAAACTTTTATTATGTTCATCAGGTTCAACATATCTTTTTTTAACCCATTGAGCACCTACCCCTCCCGGGTTAGCTGTACAACGTAAATACGTTGGTAGCTCTGGGTCAGTTGTTCTTAACCTAGATGCTAGATAATTCCAACCAAACTCTGTTGGTAAATGTGTTATTTCATCAAAGCCAATCCAACTATAGGCTTGTCCTTGATAACGATACACATCTGCATCTCGTTCCAAAAATCCAAATTCTATTTTTGCTCCAGAAGGAAAGCTCCATAACTTTTCTACTTCTTTAAACTTAGCTCCGGGAAAAGCTTTTGGATACAATTCCCTAGATTTATCTATAAGTTCTCTAAGCTCTGGCATTGACCTTCTAAGTATTAAAGCTCGATGAGCTGACTTATGACAATACCTTAGTGGGTCGATAAGCATTGCAAAGCTTTTTCCTCCACCGGCTGCACCTCCATAAAGAACATCTTTTTCTGATGCAGCTAAAAAATCTGTCTGCGGTCCATCATTAGGCATAAATGCCACATGAGACCCAGTTGTATCTAAATGTTCTTGTATTTCATCTGGAAGAACTTTAGTGTCTTCTTGAGTTAGAACATTTGAAGTTAAAGCTTTTTCTTCTGCTTTAGCTTCTTTTTGTACTTTAGCTAAACTTCTTGTTAGCTTTTTTACTTTACTATTCTTTTTATCTAATTTCTTTTTAGCTCTTAAAGTTAATTGAATATCAGATAATTCAGAATTTTTAGGTCTACCACCTTTTTTACGAGGTGTACCATCTTTGTTTAGTATATACTCTCCTTGAGAGTTTGTCAAGTACTTATGTGGATTTTTTTCCCAATCTTCCATATACTTTATCTACGTGTTTTTTTAATCCCGGTCTTGATATTCTTTTACCGGTTTCAGCTTCTAACCAATCTACTCCAATACCCAAACTAATTTCTTTATGAAAAATAGCTTCTGATACTTCTCGTAAAATATCTAATTCATGTTCAATAGGTTTTAAATAACCTTCGACTAACTCATCTTCTTCGTAACCAAAAGGAATAGTTGACGAAGAACGTCTACGATAACCATCAGGTAACATCTTCATAATTATTTTTTTGTATCTTTTTTACCAAAAGCTCTATCCCAATTATCAGCAAATTGTTGTTCACTAACTCCTTTCGTTTTTGCTCTGGCTTTGTTACGAGCCATGCGATTACGAACTTGAGCTGATTTTACTTTAAATGTTCCTGCATGTGGCATAATAAATTGAGCAGTTTAACTTCTTACTCAGGAAATTTGTTTAAGCAGCAAGTTTGCCAGTTATTCCACGATAAGTAACAGTGTCACTTTTCTTAGATTTCTTGACTTGCTTCTTAAGGTCTTTTGCATTATATCTAATACCTCTATAGCAATACATATTAATCTCCAGTTTGCAATTAAATTAAATGTACTTTCGTACATCACCCATTGCGTTCCTTCGATAGCTGTCGGTCTCTGTTCCCATTACTGGTACTTAGCTTACCCTTTTGCAAGGAGGTTTTCCTTTCTAATCTACTTCCGGCTCTTACGAGCTGAACGAGTTACTGATTATGACAATCTAATGATTGCTGTCTAATCAATTCTTTCAATTCTTCTGCGGTTAGCAGTTGTGGTTGATTCTGTAGTGGTTGAGCCATATTTTACCATTTTACTTTATGTGACCAATACCTAGCACTCATTTTACTAGGCTTGGCATCTTGAGCATTATGTCTTGCATAATAACTTTTTTTACGAGCTTTGTCTTTAGCAGTCTTCGGATTTTTACCTGCTCCTCTAACTCCTTGTTGACCAAAACGAATTAATTTTAAATTATGTCCATCTTGAGCCAACACCATATGTGATTTAGTTTTATGTCCGGGAGTACGTTTAGGTTTATTAACTCCTTTTAAACCATGCTTTTTAAGTAAAGCTTTTTTTCTATTTTCGTGTGCCATTACTTCTTTTTTTTCTTTTTACGATGTAAACCATGTTGAGCATGTTGTTTACCTTTGGCAGTAGCTTCTCGTTTCTTTTTATTTGCTGCTGCAAGTTTACTACGACCTTTAGCAGTTGATTTAAGTTTTTTAATTTTAGCTTCAGGAGCATAAACCTCACCAGTCTCCGAAGACTTTTTACCGCTAGGAGTTCGCCATTTTTGTTTAGTCCATTTTCTAAGACTTTTTTGACTTTTTTTGAGTGCCATGTTTTTTTCTAATTGCTTCTTTACCTTTTTTAGCTATTCTAGCTTGTTCTTTCTTACCAGCTACTTTAGCACGTTGTTCTAAAACTGTTAAGATTTGTATCTTACGAGCAAAAGGTTTTTTAATTCTTTTTACTTTTGCTACAGTTGCTCGAGCATCTGCTGGTGTTTTATATTTAATACTAACAGTATCTCTAGGATTTTCGTCAGTATATAAACGTCTGCCAGAACCTTTTGGTTTTTTACCTGTACCTTTTTTAGGGTCAGCCATTTTATCTTGGTCCGTTACCTTTGTTATTACCAG